TCCTACTATCGAACTTCCCATAAGGAAAATCGGAGTGAAAGCTATTAACAGCCAAGATAATAGATTACGTTTATTCATAAAACGTCTCCTCTTTTGTTTTGGTTAAGACACATTTTTGTATAGGTGTGTCGTCTGCCTATCCGCTTTTGTATGTGAATTTTAATTGGCATATTCCTGATCGTCATTATCACCAGTTAATGGTTCGCCTGGTATTTCACAACTATCGTTGTTACAGAACTTATCGACATCAGCCTCTTCGTTCTTTATCACACCAAATGATAACTTACCTAACTTACCTACCATAGTATTATATTCTTTTTCTGTGATAGCTTCATATGGCATCTGTTTATAAGCACCATAATCATGTCTCGGTAAAAGAGATATACCTTTTAGTTTATATTGAAAGTAATTTAAAACATGTGGTAGTTGGTCAGCTTCTGTTTCTGGATTAAAAGTAGCTGTACAACTTACCTGATTATCAGCCCAATGTCTTTGTAGGAAAGCAGCAAGAGAGAATTGTTCCCATACTGATAACTCACCAGCAGTTCTAATTCCCTCTCCTACATCAACTGGAACTTCTACAACCATTGTGGTATCCTCTGAACCAAATGCTGGTTCTAATGGATAGTTAGCTTTCTTTAGTGGTTCTAATAATTCTGAATGTTTAGATAACCTCATTCTTCTTATATAAAACCTCGACTCAGGATAATGCATTCCTGGAGTAGCACCAACCAATAACGATACAGTGCCACTTGGTTTAACCGAAGTAGTCTTAATAGACTTTGGTACAGCAAACCAATCAGAATATTGATTATCCCATTTTTGAATGGTATCATAACCCGTCTCCAACCAGTTCTGTAGTTCACCCATTCCATTGTTAGTAATAAACTGAGCTACTCCACTTACAGAACATCCTATTCTGCGATTTCTTAACATAACCCTATTGGTTTCAGCCCAATGAGTTCTTCCTAATGTAACCGTTTTAGCATATAGATATGCATATTTTAAAGTTCTTTGATAGTCTTCTAATGAATCGTGATTAGATGGAAATGTTTCTACTAAGCAACACAGTTCGTATGACTCTAATGATTGTTCTAAACAAGGATTACCACCCATAACTCTATGGTCTTTGTCATCTCCACCATTCTTCATACGAGAATACTTTTTCATATTTTCTAACCAAGCAAAACCAGGCTCACCATTGTCCACAATTCGTTTACATACATCAGTATAATCCATCCCAAGTTCGGCATAAATACTATTATTACTTGTCCATCCATATTGCTCCCTATGTGGGTTAACTTCATAATTCTTTAAATCTAAATATTCTTCATCATCTGGCTCACCAAATACAATCTCAGCAGTTCTTCTAACATTACCAGCTACAACACACTTACCGATAAGATTCATTATATCTACAATAGTTGTTGTTGTTATTGGTTCATTTTTATTCTTTTCTAATATTTTTCTAATATCTTCGTGCACTTCTAAGAGAGGTTCATGACCACTACTGACTCCACCAAATCCTGCGATTGGTGCTCCAGCAGGCCTTATCTTTGAATAGTCAAATCTGATAGGAGCAGTTCCGTGAAAGTGACTTTCTAAAAGAACTTGTAGGGATTCAACCCAACCCTCACGAGTATCTGGTATCTCAAATAGGGATTCATCACGACCTTTATCTACACCCTTTACGATAATCTCACCAGCACCCTTACAATCAAACCCAACTCCTACTCCTAACATACTTGCATCCATAAGGAAACAGAATGGTTTAGCGTAGTCATCTTTTATTGTTGATGTTGATACAAATGCACAATTGTTGAGGGCGGCGTATAAACCTTTTTCTTCGGTTATGGCTGTTCCCATAGCCCAAAGTCCACGGCCTGGTGGCAAAAACTTCATATTGAAAATGCGCTCATACATATCTTGCGCTGACTTTTGAGCTTGCCACGGATTCCACCCTAATTGATGTGAATCAATGTGATTCTTTTGCATAGAGTATGTTCCCTCTACGACTCTTCTAACTGTTTCCCACCATCTTTCATTCTTTCCATCTTCTTTAATTCTTGAATAGGTTCTCATATAAACTAACTCGCCTAATCCGTTGAAACCGAATGGTGGTTTTTTCCTTTTAAACTTATTTATAAAATTTTCTGATAACGTAAACTTTTCCATCATAACTCCTAATTTATTTTTGTTCTTTTGTACACAATATTAAATATAATATATACCGATTCTTATTACTCAAATCCACCCATATCTTTGTATTTCTTTGATAAAGTTTGTCTTAGGTACTCTTCCGAATTATCCATCTTACCTTGAGCTTCTTTCCCACCCTGCGTTGAAGCCTCATACACTTGTATGTTACCTGTATTCGTATTAATTTCTGCAGGAAATGTTATACCATCGATACCAAATCTGTTTTTGATTACATGAACTCTACCTGTGTTTGCAATCTTATCTTCTACCTTACGACTAACCGACATAACAAAGTCAGCAGTCATCACCTTACTATAATCTTCAGCTACCTTACTAGCATCGATCACATCTTCTTCTAACGAACTTCTATTTGCCTGTGAAGCAGTCCATATTGGAATGTCATACTCACCAGCCATACCACGAAGATTTTCATAAGTTTCACCTGTTGAGTGTCTCTTCTCTTTATAGAATGTAGTTGGTTTTAGAATATCAGCATAATCAACTATAACAGCATCAGGTTTGATTTCTTGTATCTCCATCTGTTTAAGATGAGAGGCTAATGTATTTACCGAAGCAGAACGAGTTGGGTAGTATTTTATAATCAACTTACCTTTTAGTCCGTCTATAACTTTCTGTACATCATCTTGATAAAACTTAATGTTAGCAGTTGGTGTACCACTAAATACTGTATCATATCTTAAACCAACATAAGCCTCATTCAATTCTAATGTATAATGAACTACAGTTTTACCTTGCCTTACCAAGTGAGCAGCTAAAGATTGTAAACACCAAGTCTTACCAATACCAGCGGGTGCAACTAATACACCTAACTCACCACCAGCTAATCCACCATCCATAACAGTTGTAATGGAATCCCAAGGTGTAGGTAAAGTATCTCTTACTGATTCTGTAAGTCTGTCGTTTAGAGATATAATATAGTCGTGTCCTAAATCTCTTTCACTACCAGCTTTCATAGCAGCATCGATAAGAACCTTTATCTCATCATATTTCTTTTGCTCCAATAAGTCTACTGATTGCATGATTGATTCTTTAATAACTTGATTCTTACAGAAACCTAGTGTTTCTTGTTTTACAAACTCTAAGTCTGTAGCTTCTATATTTCTCCAAGCATCCTTTAGATTTTCTACAACAGATACTTTTAGAATCTCATCTTCCATCTGATTGATTTTTATCTTGAGAACTTCTAATGTAGGAGCCTTTCTAAACTCAATAAAGTATTTACTTATTTCTTTTGTTAACCATTTGTTTGCATCTGAATCAAAGTATTCTGGTTCTAATATATCACTTATAGTTTGTATAAACTTATTATCCGACAATAAAGATGAGATTACCTTTGATTGAAATGTCGGACCGAACTGATTAAAATTCTCACTCGCCATATAGTTCTCTTCTTTGTATTTCCTTTAATTCCATTTGTTTTTTCCTACGATAACGTTCTCTAGCTTTAGCTTGTAGAGCCGCTCTATTCTTATGGTAGTAGTTCATTGACCACTTACGTTGTGCTTCCTTTTTTTCTGACTCTGTATTGTATTTACGTTTTCTTCCCATGAGTTTTCTCAGCCATTTGATTGAGTTTAGCAAAACATTGAACTAACCAACTATCCATATTTGGTAATGTAGCAAACAATCTATCCTCAATAAATCTTTTTTGAAATTGTATTTTATTTAACCTATTAACAGGTTCTCTGATTTTATCTAAGATTTTAGTTTTAGCAGAGGTGCTGATGTCTACTTCATCTAACTGCATCAACGTATAGTTTCTTTTCAATAACTCCTCACTCTCTTTGAGCTTTTCATCTTCTTTAATAATGTCATCTATATTAAGTATCTTGTCTTCGAGCAAAAGTGGTATTTTTTTTTGAATAGTTTTCAAACCCCACCCACGAACTCCATCTATGTTATCAGACTTGTCACCATCTATTGACCTGTAGACAGCAAAGTTATGAGATGGTATACCATAGTCCTCTAAAACTTTAGGAGGATCGTACATCTTCTTTTTTGTTGGTGACCAAACTGATACTCTGTGATTTACCAACTGAAGAAAGTCTTTGTCCGTAGACATTAAAACTATATTGGATGTTTTCATTACTTGTTTAGTAAGATAAGCCATCGTATCATCAGCTTCTATACCTTCAATAGTAATCGTTGTGATTGGAAGATAGTCTAAGTAATCTATAACCCTAGTCAATTGCATCTTCATAGATTGATGTTCATCT